TCAACATTTCGTCCCATTGTTTTAACGTCAATTTTAAATCCTTTGTACTGAAAATCGAAACCGCCGTCAAATCCTTTTTTCCATTCGTGATCAAAACCAAATAAACGTTTGACCATTATTTCGCCCACTAATCCAACAAATTGTTGTTCTTTGTTGCCGTTACCTTCAAAACGATTTCCAATGTTATTTTCGTTTAAAAACGTCCACACGTCGTTTTTTAATTGTTTCGGTATGTTATATTTTTTATTTAACATTTAAAACGTATTGTTTTAATTCCTGGAACTCGTTTGTCATCATTAAACCGCGAATTTGGAATTCGTGAATGTCGCCGTTTTTAGTTTTGGCGCCAATTTCTTTTTGACCGCTTGCCGGATTTCTGTACACAAAAAATTCGTTTAACCCTTTTATTTTTTGAAAGCCAATCGGTTTTTGTTTTGCCTTGTGCTGAACCATAAAACGGTCAATGTATTTAATTCCGTTTTTGTCGGTGTTTCTTAATTTAAGAATTGATAAAAAATTGTTTTGCCAAAATTCGTCGTTTCTTAATTCTTTTGAAACGTTGTAAACCTCGCGTAAATTGTAGCCGTCCAAACGTTCTATTTTATCTAAACAATCCAACCATTTATTTTTTTGTGCGTCCGTTTTAGGCCTATATTTTAAAGGAAATAATGATGCAAAATGCGAAAACGCCTTTGTTGTTTTTTCTGAATATTGGCGCTTTTTGAATTTTGTAGGTATTTCTTTATTTAGTATTTCTTTATTATATATATTACTATATATATTATTATTAGTATTACTTTGTTGCGGATTTACCGCAGCGGTAAAAACCGCGACGGTTTTGTCGGCATCGGTTTTTCCGTTTGCGGTGTCGTTTAAATGATAATTGTAACCGGCAAATTTACCGCCTTTGCGAACCTCAACACGCACTAAAAAACCCGCTTCGATTAATTCTTTAATTCTTTTATTTATGGCGTCTTTGCCCTCTTTAAAATGTCCGCAAATAAATTGAACGGTCATTTCTGTTTTTGAATCATGCGAAAAAAGCCAACAATATAAACCCGTTGCCGTTGCTGAAATGCCTTTGTGGCGAAATATAGCATTAGGCACGACTGTAAAGCGTTCAAATTTTTTCGGTTTGTAAATCTTATTGTATTCCATATATAAAAAATAACCCTATCAAATCGGCGGTCGCGGTCGCTTCATCAATAGGGTATTGAAAATTTTTAATGCCGCGACGCATAAAGCAAAACTAATTAATTATTTCACAAAATCAAATTATATTTTATGTCGTCACAAAAAGAACGCAGTTCGTCGAATATCTTTTTTAACTGATCCAAAGGAATTTCGCCGTCCTCGTATTTGTACCATAGTATTTCAATTAATAAGTCGAATTCAACACGCGTTGATTTACCTACATATTCATAAGTGACCGATAAATTTTCCGGCGATGATTGTGTGAAACGGATTTTTTGGTTTTCCGCATCAAAATAAATTGTATAATATTTCATTTTTTTGGTTGGTTAATTAATTCATTTTTAAAGTATTTATCAATGACATTAACGCAATCGTCAAAATCATTAGACCAATATACGGCCCAATTGCAATTTTCAAGCCATTTAAGCCACTTTTTTTGGTTGTCCGTAGGTCTGTTGTATTTATATTTTAATTCGACCGCTAAACCGCTAAAAACGTTGTTTGGTGTAAATATTAATAAATCCGGTATTCCAGGCTTCGCGCCCAAATACTTCATTTTGTACTGTTCGAACTTGCTTCGTTTGCCCTCATTCATTGGGTGTGTAAATATCGCGTCCGGGTATTGCATTATTAAATAATTCATAATTGCTCGTTGCAATTTATCCTCACCGCCCAAATATTTTTCGTAAGGGTTCGCCATTATATTATTGCGTTGTCTAATTTTTCAATGATATTTCGCAGTTCTGCCTTTTCAAACGTTCCACTTAATTCGTGTTTATAGGTTTTAAATGACAATTCGAAATGGTCTTTTTTCACCTCTTTAATTTTAATTTTTATTTGCATTTTATAACATTTTTTAATTTTTTTATTTCGTTTCTTAAAATGTCGTTTTCAATAACTAAACTATTATATTTATACAACATTGATTGTGGCGTTAATTTTTTCGATTTGAATTGAGATAATATTTGAACCTTTAAACTTTCAAACTCTGAATTAAAAAATTCGTCAAACCTTAACCAATCATTAAAGTTTCTTAAACCATAAACAACCGAAGCGTGATCACGTCCGACGGCTTCACCGATTTTTTTAACTGATTTTTTACTGACGTGTTTTGCAAGCCAAAAAAATGCACCGCGCGCCATAACAATGTCACGTTCTCGTGTGTTTGTTTTTATATCACATTCAAAATGTTTATTTACTTTTTTTACTAAATATTCTAATTTCATTTTTTTTATTTTATAATATTAAACTACCGTCATCGTGAAAATCATTCCAAATATAACCGGAAACAATTCCGGTGTCACAATAAATTTTCCAATCTGCAAACGCACGTTTCCACGCTTTGCGCCCTTGTTCAATCATTTCATCGCTTAATGTGTACACCTCAACCGAAAACGGATAATTCGTTTCGACCGCTATAAATTTAAAAGAATCAACGCCGCACATATCCATATAAAACGCCGCTTGTAAATGATAAGCGTATTTGTATACGTCACGACGAAACGCCATTGGTGCATTGTCCTGGCACGTTTTAACGTCTGAAATAAAGTTTTCGACGCGGTTCAAACAATCCGGACGAACGCGCACGTCCAAACCTTCGTGTTTTAAATAGTGTGACAACTCGATTTCACCTTTACAATATTGTAGCGCTAAATCGTGATTTCGAAAATTGTCTAAAATTTTAGTTATTTTTTCGTGGTCGTCAAATGCAACTAATTTTTTGCCTTCGGCCTTTTTTTGTTCAATGGCGAATTGTTCTTTGCCCGCTTTTGTTCGTCGGTCAATTTTCGGCATAACGTGAAAATCTTTGTAATACATTTCCGGTTCTAACATTGCGCAATGAACTGCGGTTCCCAACGCCATCGCTGAACTCTCAAATGGTTTTTGATTTAAAAAATGATATACCGATTTTTTATATATTGCTTTTAAACCGGACGCGCTAATTCCAGGCGACGAATGATATTTTTCGTTTGAATCAAATTGTGCTTTCATTGTAATAATTTTTTGATGTCAATATTACGGTCAACCAAAAATTGTCCGTTTAGTTCTGAAATTATCATTTCAAGTTTTTCGATTTTCTTTTGCATTGCCTCAATACGGAAATACAAAAATTGCATTGTTTCTAAATTCATTGTTTTCACTTTTAAAATTAATAATGTAAAACTAAAAATATATTTTTAATTTACAAAATATTAATATAAAAAAAACGGCCTCATATCTGAAACCGCTTTTCGTTTTGTTTGTCATTTGGTCGATTAAAATGGCAAATCGTCGCTTGTTTCGGCGACTTGTGCCGTTTCTTGCTTAACGTATGGATCGGATAATTTAATTGAAAAGAACTTACCTTTGGCGCCCTCTTTAACCCACGCAGCGATTTGTTGATTCGTGCCGTCTTGCAGCTTAATTGTACCCGAATAATCCGGTTGGTTTTCGCTTGTCTTGTTGGTGTTTTTGAATAAACTACCGTTTCCGTTTTTGTGTTCGTAACTCATTGTTTTTGATTTTAGATATTAAATTTATTAATTATTTGTTCTCGGTATTCTTTTTTTATTTTAAATCCGGCCAATACCTTTTCCGCTTGTTCTTTTGTAGCTTTTAACGTCGCGTTAAATTGCGCGTCCGTTAACCACTTTTTATTGTCGTTGTCTTGGTTTTTAACGGCGTTTTGAACCTCATTAGCTGACGCAATAGACGTATCAATGCCAATGCCTAAATAACCCAATGCGCGGCCTAATGCTGACGTGAAACCGTTTTCAACAAACGACGTTTTATTTATATAGGACGAATCGCGATATTCCTGCGAATGCGCTGACGCCATTTCAACGCCTTTTGTATCGCAAATTGTGACTTTAAAAATACCTTCCTTTTCGTCAATGTGGACCAACTGTTCGTTGATTTGCCAACCTTCAAATATTGGTTCGGTTCTAAAGTGTTTTAACCTCTCGTTATCTGTAATGTAGTTTTTTCCTTTGATGTTTATTGTTTTCATTTTCTAAAATTTAATCGTTTATTTTCAATTCAAATTGCGACAAATTAAAATCCGCACTTTGCAAAATAATGACTTCGCCAATTGTAAATGATTCCGGATTTTGTAGTCTTGATTTTAACGTTGGCATTGTGCATTGTAGTAATTCGCAAACGTCATAACGTTTTAAATTAAGGCGTTTCATTTCCGCCTTGAATTGGGTTTCAAACATTGTTTTCTTTTTTATAATTGACTACAAAAATAAAAAATAATTTTCAAATAAAAAAAATATTTACAAAAAAAAACCGCCGCAATTCAAAAGAAAATACGACGGCCGACAAACAAAACATAAAATTTTTTATGTAATTAAATTAATAACCGCAACATCATCATCATCGTTTGGAACGTGCGCATTAACATTAAAAACACAATCTTTTACATTATAAGTCAAACGGTCAATTATGCTTGTTTGTGAATCATAATCATTAACGGACCAATTAAACCAAATTCGATTGTGAAATGATAATGGTTTAACTTTTAAATTACGGAATGAACCTTGGTACCTAATTACAAATTCTCGATAATCATTTAAAATGTTTTGATTTTCAATTTCATATAATGTTTTGAATAAATTTGCAGTTGCTAATGTTCCGTAATTGTCGCGCGTTCTAAAAAATACATTTACTTTTGTTTGACCTGTCGCACCTAACCTGTTAAATGTTTTTTTACTTGTGTTGAAATTATTGTCATTTATAATTGATTTAAGGGACGAATTTGTTGAAGGAATTGTTTCAGAATATATAACTTCAAAATTGTCAAAATATGTTGTTTCATAAAAAATAGCTGACGTAATTGTGTTTTGTATGTTAATTTTTAATGTAACCGGAACAGATCCAAAATTCAATCCTTCATCAGTAAATTTAATATTTAGTGTTTCAAATTCATTAAATTGTGTGTGTTGTATTGAATTAAATTCAATTGAATTAAAAACCCATTCTTTATTGTTATAATTCCACATATAAAATGTCGATGGGTTTGATGTCAATTCTAATCTTATTGTAAATTGAACACTTGCCGGAATTACAAGCGTCGAATCACTTATACCGTATTTTATAAAATACTTAAAATTTAATTCATAATTTGATATTTCATTTATTGCATCAGTAATTGAAATGTAATCAGGACTAAAACAATTGGTTTGTCCGCTTGTTGGCGCCGTTGAACTTAATTTTAATGATTTATTGCCTTGAAATGCAACTTCGTTTGTTGCAATTTCTGCATAATTGTTATAAACTGTAAATCCATTTAAACCGTATTCAAATCCCGCGTTATAACTTGCGTTTGTTGAATTTTTATCAATTGATTTTGTTGTTACGCTTGATATTGGTTGTATATACTCGCGTTTTAAATTTTTATTTATTGGTATTATATCAGTTTTAGGTAAATAAACTAATGATTCTTTGCTTTCAGATTGAAAAACACCGTTTGAATTATAATTGTAAACTTTTAATTCTTCATTGTTTTTTGTTAATAAGGCGTTTGTTATTTTTGACCTTATATTTGTAGGAACAACACCGGTTGATTGTAATTCATTGTAAATACTATTTTTCACATCGACATCAAAAACATTTGTCGCCTCAACAATGTACCATTTATTGTTTGATTGATAAACTCGCATGTTATATGTACGCAATAAATTTTCCAATTGAACTTTTGCCGTTGCTATTTCATAACCGTCAATTTGTTCATCAAAACCGGGAAAAATTGAAACCGTATTTGGAAAATATTTATTTGTTGGGTTCCCGAAAATTTTTGGTTGATTTATATCGTTAATAAAACATAAATCCAAATCTAAATCTAAATTAGAAAGAATTAACGAAATTCTTTCCGCATCTGAATACGCGGAAATATTGCCAGGCGGTGAATAATCTGTTTTTATTGGCGCTTGAAAATTATCCAATGTGCCTAAACCATCAAACGCATTAAATGAAACATTAAACGGCTTGTCTTGTAAAGTTTCAATAAATCTGTCAACTACTAAAAATCCGGACCAATACGCATTCCATATGTAAAAATTATTGTCGGTTATGGCGTCCGCGACGCACGACAATGATTCAACTTGTCCGCCGTCGTTAATTACGCGGTTTTTATAATATGTTGAAATGGTTTCAAAATTATTTAAAACTTTGTCCACACATTCAAACGATTCAACCGTTCCGCCGTCGGCTTCGACGCGGTCCGCGTATATTTCGCCTTGACTTTTTGCGTATGAAACAACAACCTTGTATTCGCGTTCATCAAACTTATAAAAATCGTCATATTGGATTGTATCCGTAACAAACAAAGACAATTTACATTTTGATCCTATAATTGGGTTATAAAAATTATCGGACGATTGCCACGAAATTTGAACGGGATTTGCGCTACCTATCATTGGCAATACGTCACCGGTATAATCTTTTTTTAATATTTCAACTTTTTTTCCGTTACCTAAAACATCGGAAAATATTAATCGGTATTTAACCCCGTACGCCATAATTTTATTTTAATATATTCGACCGGCCGTTTCGTTGGCGCGTTCAATTGCTATTAATAAGTCTTGACCTTCAACGCGAACTGAACCGGTCACGTTTACGTTTCCGCCGCTACCACCGCCACCAATCATTCCTTGTAATTTATTCAATGGCGCTATGACTTCCGGATTTGACCGCGCACCTGGATATTCACCAACCAATCCCATTGTTGGACCGCTGACAATACCGGCGTAGGAAAACATTGAGAAAGTACAACATATAAAAGCGGAAGCGCAGGCAAAAAATGA